CTCTAACTCTACTCCTAGTAAGGTAATAAACCTGTTAGCTGAGAATTGCAGCTTACCTAGTATAATAACCCCGCTGGAAGCAGCAGCAGTAGAGAAGTCTACTACCTGTACGCTACCGTCATTAGCTACAAAGGCTAGGGACTCTTTAGCTATCTCAGACTGTGAATCTATGTACTCGAAGCAATCTGCGTGACTAATCTTTAGCTTACCTAACTTCTGCAAGGCATTATCAAATACTAAGGCATGAGTAAAAGAGGTCAGCCCGTAAGATATTACTAAGTACCTAGAGGCTATATACTTAATCTTCTTCTGCATAGTGGCAGTAGGAGCTAAGTCTGTTACTTCATACAGCTTAGTGACCTCATTGTAATCTTCAAACCTTCTACCCGCCAGAAAATCTGTTACCTCAGGGAGTATAGCCTCTGCTCTCCTAGAGTCGATAGACTGAAGTCCTGCCTTAGAGAATATAAACTGCTTAGAGCTATTAGCTTCATACGCAATACGATCTAAGTTGACTCCTCCTTTAGAGTTCTCTACTTCTCTGAACTTGAAAGGAAACTGCACGTTACCGGTAAAGGTGCCTGCTATAGTATTAGCGTCAGTATAGATCAAGATACCCAAGGTATTAGATGTAGCAAAGAGTATGCTTCCTGCTATACCTGCTACATTACCTCCTCCTGCTCCAGTGACAGTGCTAGGTACGAAGTCAGTAGGTAAGAGCGTGCTGCTCCATGCCACAGCTGTTTTCGTATAAGCTATTAAATACCCAGAGGAAGCAACCACTCCGAGTACAGTATTGATGTCTAACCCTGATAAGACTACTTGATCTAACTTGTTAGTAGTCTCGTTATATATGAAAGCTGCCGTGGTAGAGTAGAGTATATAACTCACTCCATTCACTGTACCTATAGTAACAGAGTCAGAAGAGAACCCTGCCCCTGCTGTTACAGGGCTAGTATCTAAGAGAGGCAGCCAAGCAGTGGAGCTAGGAAGTAATGAGTACAAGTTACCATTAGTATCCCAAGCTAAGTAAATACGAGTTCTGTTATCTCCATGTATAACTCGTACATCAGAGAAAGCTAGACCAGCAGGTACGGCAGCAGCAGATACTACTGAAGAGAAGCCTACAGAGTCATACCCGTAAGCAGAAGGCATAACATTATGGCAATAAGCTATGCCAGGACTCTCTAATGCAGGAGCAGCCTTCCCAGCGGAAGTTGCTATATGAGTTCTAGTCTGCTGCTCAGAGAGCATGGGGAAAGCGGACTCCCTTAAACGAACTTTATAAAATCTTTGAGCCATATTATAATTGCTCCTAGTATAGCAAAAGAGGACAGCCACTTGAGGAACTTGGATAGTCCGTTAGCTACTGTCCAAGCCTCTACTACTCCTTGAGTCGCTTGGGTCAGCTTAGCTATATTAACTGCATTAAGTTCCTGAGTGAGTATTAACTTATCAATTCTATCATCTACGTTTTTCATGTGAGACTCGCATTTTTCTATATGAGCATCTAACCGCTGGCTCAATTCATCTAAGTCACTGTTATCTGCCATGGTATAGTCCTTAGTATAATTAAATATACGTTAGTAGGTGAATCACTGTACTCGATAAGCTATCTTTACATAGAAGTCTGAAGCTGCATTCACATTAGCGTTAGTAGTTAAGCTAGCGAAAATACCTTTGTTAATTGTTGATCTAAGAAGTTTACCTCCGGCTTTATAAGCTCCATCTTGAGTAACATCATCAACGATAAGGATAAGAGTTTCATCTCCATTACCTACTGCTGAGCCTCCATGATCTACGGTAAGAGTAGCAGTGGCGGAGCCAGTAACAAAGTTAGGAGAGATCATCTCTACATACTCTAAGCACATCTGAGAGCCTGATCTAATACCGCCTTCTGTACTAGCTCTGGGAGGAGTAACCTCTACAGTAGCACTAGCGCCAGGGTTTAAGACTTGGAACGTTTCAATTATAAGATCACCCTGACGTATTTTGTTACTTTGGTCATGAGAGTTATCTTTAACTGTTAAGCCAGTACCTAATGAACCAGACTCTAAGTGTATAAGTTCGTTATTTCTTGCGCCAGGCTCTATTCTAATACTGTCTGGGTTATCAGTAGCTAAACCTTCATGCCTCACATTAGTGAACATGTTATTGATAGCTCTGCCTTCAGATATAGTGTAAGTTACAGTAGCTCCTGGGTTCTGTGACCAAGGACGATCTAAAGTTAAGGTATCTACTGTGTTAGAGGTTATCCTTCTAGTCTCCCCAGGGAGTCCCGAAGTTAGAGATACTGTATCGTTAGTAAAGTTTAAAGGATCACCAGCTACAGTACTCCAAGTCTTAGATGTATCTACTAAGGTGTTATTTGTGACAGAAGTAGATGTACCACTGTCTGCAAAGGAAGCTACGTTGTTAAGTACGATCATAGCGTCAGATACAGATTCTGCGCCTATGTTAGTAAACATATTACCTTGACCAGATACTATATTTATAGCGCGGCGAACTGAAGCTATGCGCTTGATGTTAACGAAGTTGTTAGCATTAGGGCCGTCAGCTAAGTTACCTAGCCCATCAGGTTTAAGCACTATGCCATCCTGAGTCCTGCCAGCTCCCCCTATCAAAGAGATTCCACTAAAGTCATTAAAGTAAGGGCCAAAGCCAGAGTCACCGATAGCCCATAGCATCTCTGCATTAGCGGCAGTGTAGTTAACCTCTAAGTTCTCGCAGCGACCATAGCTACCACCAGTAAAGTCTAAGGCTATAGCTCCAGTAGACGATTTAAGAGTAATGTTCTTTAAGCCCCAGCGCTCTCTCTGTAAGATAGTAGATGGAGCAGTAGAGCGGTTTATGTTCACCGCCATGCCGGTTCCAGCACCAGTGTATAAAAGCCTAACTGCCTGAGACTCACCTTCTATAACAACATCAGAAGCTTTATGCTCTAGTGTAGTACCGTAAGAGTACTCAGTGAACCCAGCTATTCCAGCTCTATTAGCAGGGAAGTACAGCTTACCTTTGTTAGAGCGGACATAGGCCAGCGCCTTCTCTATCTTAGCATACTGATCAGTAGCTCCATCTGCTATAATACCAGCTTGCTTAGCATTCAGGTGATCTCCTACATCTAGTATAGCTACGTTACCGCCAGCTACAGTATGGTCAATCTGCTCGTCTGGAACCCAGCCACCGCCTCGAATAGCTCTTACTTCAGCTAGAGTAGCGATAGTGTATAAGGCACCTCCCTCTGGATGTAAGGTAGCAGCCCAACCGTCATAATAAGCAAAGGTTTTTACAGAGGTCTTAGCAGGCAGAGTAAGTGCTACCATAGCAGCTACAGTAGAAAGGTTCTGAGTCTCTAAGTAATCATCCAGATCTTGTACGTTAGTCTTGTCGATGTGAGTAGTAGCAGCAGTAGTGTTAGCTCGCAACCAGCCTATAGAACCATCTCCGCCAGAAGGAACTAAGATAGTTTTGGCATCATCTACATAAAAACCAGGAGCTGCACCTGTCTTCTTATGGAAGAAGCTCTCACCTGTATCACCAGCTGTAGTCTTACCTTGTGAGTACAGTGTTATCTCTGTACCTGCATAGTCCCTTATGGCTTGGTAGTTAGTAACATAAATGTCAGTATCTCGTACATCCACGTCAGCTGTGATAGCAACATGCCCAAGAGCTGTTATCTTATCCCCAGCTACTTGAGTAGTAGTTAGTGCGAAAGTTGAAGTAGTCTGCTCTACCCAGTCAGAGCCTTTATTTAAAAGGACTCCATTCTTATAGACCCATAAAGAGCCAGTACCTACTGCGTACAGAAAGCTAGTAAGGGTAAATATAGTTTGTGCTGCGGTAGCAGTAATCTTCTCTTCTACAGCTTTAGTATCAGCTGATAACTCTATAAGAGTTCGTGGGTTCCAAATATTAGCTTCGCCAGCCATGGTAATCTCCTAATAGCCTACGTCAGACAAAGCTGACACTTTAAGTTCATTATATTCCTCTGCTACAAGCTCCCTTTGTGCATTGGATTCGTCTAACTGACCTATACTTTTAAATAACCTTCTTGAAGCTTCGTGTATGATAGCAAAAGGAAACTGCTCTGCTACCCAAGAGAGATAAGCACCTTCTCTTACGATAGGTAAAACATAAGCCCCTAGCAGCATCTTATCAAAGGAGACTGAGGATCTTATCTC